GGGTGGAGCTATAGTTGTAGTTATGACTCGCTGGTCATTAAGGGATTTGACCGCAAAAGTGTTAAAAGCGAGCGCCCAAAGGGGCGGAGATGAGTGGGAAGTCATTGAATTTCCTGCAATTATGCCGTCTGGTAACGCGTTGTGGCCTCAGTTCTGGGAATTAAAGGAGCTAGAGTCGTTAAAAGAGGAGCTACCCAACTCAAAATGGATGGCTCAGTACCAACAACAGCCCACATCCGAGACTTCGGCTATTGTAAAGCGCGAATGGTGGAAAGAATGGGAAGAAGACGAACCGCCAGCGTGTGAATATATACTTATGGCGTGGGATACAGCGTTTGAAAAGACTTCTAGGGCTGACTATTCCGCTCTTACAACGTGGGGAGTTTTCTACAAAACGGATGAGTTAGGCGTACAACAGGCGAATATTATACTTTTAAACGCTTATCGTGAGAGAATGGAATTTCCTCTACTTAAGAAAGTAGCTGTAGAGCAATATAGAGACTGGGAACCTGATTCTATAATAATTGAGAAGAAGGCATCTGGAGCACCCTTAATATACGAAATGCGTGCTATGGGTATACCGGTACAAGAGTTTACTCCTAGTAGAGGGAACGACAAGATTACTAGATTAAACTCCGTTTCTGACTTGTTCGCCTCTGGTATGGTATGGGCACCGAACAGGTCTTGGGCGGAAGAGGTTATTGACGAAGTTGCAAGTTTTCCTGCGGGGGAGCATGATGACTACGTTGACTCTGTGTCACTGGCTTTGATGCGATTCCGCAAAGGTGGATTTATAAGGCTACCAAGCGATGAGGAAGAAGAGACACAGCACTTTAAACAAAGACATGGTGGATACTATTAATGGCTATTGAACCGAGCGTGTACCAAGCCCCCGAAGGTTTGGAAAATGAGATGATGGAAGGCTCCGAGATGGAGATAACCATTGTCGACCCTGAGATTGTAACTATGGATGATGGTAGCGTAGAGATTACGTTGGTACCTGAGTCTGGCCTTGAAGACACTATGGGCGCTCCGTTTGACGCTAACTTAGCCGATTATCTAGAAGAAAAAGTTTTAACTCATTTATCTAACGATCTCCTTGGGTACGTTAATTCTGATACAAATAGCCGCAAAGAGTGGGCCGATACTTTTGTAAAAGGCTTGGAGGTGCTCGGATTTAAATACGAAGAGCGGGTAGAACCTTGGGATGATGCTTGTGGTGTGTATAGCACCGTGTTGTCCGAAGCCGCTATTCGGTTCCAAGCCGAGGCTATGTCAGAAACGTTCCCCGCTTCTGGCCCTGTAAAGACCAAAATTCTTGGCGAAAATAGTCGTGAAAAAGAAGAAGCGGCTGAGCGTGTTCGCGAAGATATGAACTACGAGTTAACAGAGGTTATGGTTGAGTATCGCCCTGAGCACGAGCGACTCCTCTATAGTCTTGGTCTTGCAGGGTCAGCTTTTAAAAAGGTTTATTATGACCCAAATTTAGGTCGTCAGGTTGCAATGTATATCCCAGCCGAAGACGTTATCGTCCCCTACGGCGCATCTAATATAGAAACTGCTGAACGTGTTACGCACGTTATGCGAAAAACAAAAAACGAGATGAACAAGTTACAAGCCGCCGGATTTTACCGAGACATTGAACTTGGTGAACCACAGTCTTTCTTTACTGATATAGAAGAAAAGAAAGCAGAGGAAGGTGGGTTTAGTTTAACTTCTGATGACCGTTATACGTTATGTGAGATACACGCAGATTTAATTATTGATGATTTAGACGAGGAGGAAGGTGATGAAGCTATGCAAATTGCTAAGCCTTACGTCGTAACCATTGAGCAAGGCACAGGGGAAGTTTTATCTATACGCCGTAACTGGAACCCTGACGATGAATTAATGCTTAAACGTCAGCATTTTGTGCATTACGTTTATGTACCGGGATTTGGCTTTTATGGCCTTGGTTTGATACACATCATCGGTGGATATGCTAGGGCTGGTACCTCGCTTATACGCCAGTTAGTAGATGCGGGAACCTTATCTAATTTACCCGGAGGGTTAAAATCTCGTGGGCTAAGAGTTAAAGGTGATGATACACCTATTGGCCCCGGTGAGTTTCGTGATGTGGATGTGCCTAGTGGTTCTATCCGCGATAACATCATGCCATTACCATATAAAGAGCCATCGCAGACCCTGCTGGCGTTGTTAAACCGTATCACTGAGGAAGGTCGTCGTCTGGGCGCAATCTCAGACATGAATATCAGTGACATGAGTGCCAACGCGCCAGTGGGGACTACACTAGCTCTACTCGAACGTACTCTTAAACCAATGGCTGCGGTACAAGCGCGTGTCCATTACGCCATGAAGCAGGAGTTTAAACTGCTCCGGGCTATCATGGCTGAGTACGCCCCAGAAGAGTATGGGTATGTTCCCGACCGTGGGGCACCACGCGCTAGGCAAAATGACTACGCAGTAACTGATGTAATACCTGTAAGTGACCCTAACAATACTACGCTAGCCCAACGTGTTGTACAGTATCAAGCGGTGTTGCAGATGGCACAACAGGCGCCACAGATATATGACCTTCCTCAGCTACATCGTCAGATGATCGAAGTTATGGGTATTAAAAACGCTGACAAACTTGTACCACTTGAAACTGATTTAGCTCCAGTAGACCCAGTAAGCGAAAACATGAACTTACTTGTTGGTAAACCCCTAAAAGCCTTTATAAATCAAGAACATGAAGCGCATATAGCTACCCACCAAGCATTCATGCAAGACCCTCAGATTGCAGCGTTTATAGGGCAAGGGCCGTCAGCGCAACAAATGATGGCAGCGATGAACGCGCATATAGCTGAGCACATAGCGTTTAGCTATAGACAGCAAATAGAAGTGAGGCTTGGTTCTGCCCTACCACCGCCCAACGAAGAAATGCCAAAAGTTATAGAAAGGCAGCTATCTAAACTACTAAGTGAAGCTGCTATAGAAGTAACTCAACAGAAACAAGCGCAAGTGGCACAACAGCAGGCTGCTCAGAAAGCTCAAGACCCAATAGTGCAAATGCAGCAACAAGAACTAGCTTTAAAACAAGCGGAACTCCAACGCAAAGCGCAGAAAGACCAAGCTGATGCACAGATAGCGGCAGCTAAATTGCAGTTGGAAGAGCAGAAAGCTAGCAATACCGCTACACTAGAAGCAGGGCGTATAGCTGCACAGACTGAGCAAGCCTCTGCTAAACAAGACTTGGATGAGGCTAAAGCACTATTAGACTTGGCTAAGACTCAAGCTAAGGAGTCTGGGCGTGGGTAACACCGGCTCAACAGCTCTACTAAGGGTCACTTTTGTATGTCAACACCCAAGCAAAAGAAGTGTAAAAGGTGTGGGGAAGTAAAGCTTATAGACAGTTTTGCACCACGAGCTAATATGTGTGCTAGTTGTAAAACCGTGAAGCACCGGAGAACGGTATCAACTGACCATGTGCAGTATTTATACGGACTGTATTCGCAGTGTAAGTATTCGCACACTAATAGGAAACAACCGGGGCACACGGCAGCCGAATTCAAGCTGGAAAAAGAGGACTTGATAGATATATGGGGGAAGCAGAATGGGCGTTGTGCTTTATCTGGTGTAGTCCTCACCCACCACAAGGACGGTAGTGGGCGTAAAGAGTTTAACGCCAGTATTGATAGAATTGTGCCATACGAACCCTATATAAAAGATAACGTACAGCTAGTGGCTTATAGAGTAAACGTGATGAAACACGAGCTTACTGAAGATCTGTTCTACTGGTGGATACGGACACTGTTGGACAACATTAAAGGTGATAACAATGCCTAAAACCGTCTTTGACGTGCTAAAAGATAAAATGCAAGAGTCTGTAGATTCTTGTCAAGAATCCGTTGTAGCTGGGTCGCCGAAAGATTACGCCCAGTACCGCGAGATTTGCGGGGTGATACGAGGTCTAACCACCGCAATACGAGAAATAGAAGACCTCTCGCGTAACTATATGGAAGATGAAGATGACTGAACTTACTGCACTAGAGCAGAAGCGCAAGCAAAAGATAGAGGACGACAAGACACAGGAAGTGGTCTTAAACGAGCAAATACCAAAACCTGTCGGGTATAGGATTCTGATAGCTCTACCGAGTATTGATGAAACCTACGGCGAAAGCGGGCTTTTGAAGTCAGAACAGACCATGAGGGATGAGTATATCTTGTCTATGATTGGTGTGGTACTAGACGTGGGGGATCAAGCGTATGCAGATACAGAGCGTTTCCCAACTGGCCCGTGGTGCAAACAGGGCGATTACGTGATGTTCCGTGCCAATAGTGGTACGCGATTTAAGGTCGGCAGACAGGAATACCGTTTAATAAACGATGATTCTATAGAAGCCGTTGTTAATGATCCGAGTAAAATTACTCGTGCGTGAGGTATAAATTATGGCTATGCAACCAGTAGAGTATGAATTCCCCAATGAAAAGGATGAATCTCTTACAGAAGTAGAGATAACTGCCGAGGAAGAGGTCAACACTAGTATAGAGGTTGAACCTGCTGTTGGGCGAGATGACATCCAACAGAAGCCCAAATCTGTTAAAGATGGCGCAGAAGATAAAAAAATAGAAGCTGGAGAGGTAGAAATTGAGGTCGAGGATGATACCCCACCTGAAGATAGAGGTAGAAAACCTTCTGAACCACCAGCCGAAGTAACCACTGATGAGTTAGAAAACTACTCAGATAAGGTTAAAAAACGAATACAACATTTTAGTAAAGGCTATCACGACGAGCGTAGGGCCAAAGAACAGGCACTTCGTGAGCGTGAAGCGGCAGAGGCATACGCTAAACAGCTTATTGAAGAGAATAATAAGCTAAAAGAATCAAGCACTAAAAATCAGTCTGCTTTGCTTGAATCTGCTAAGCGGCAGGTAGAAGCAGAGCTTAGTGCTGCTAAACGTGCCTATAAGGATGCCTACGAGTCAGGGGAAACAGACGCTATTGTGGAAGCGCAACAGCAACTTAACTCTGCTCAAATACGTATGGATAAGGTTAAAAGCTTTGTGCCTACACGTCAGGCACAAGAAAAACCTTTACAATCAAATACTAATACGGTACAACAGCAAGTACAGGCACCCTCACAACAGGAAGCTGCGCGAGATCTAAAGGCTGAAGCATGGAGAGATGAGAATTCATGGTTTGGCTCTGACGACGAAATGACCGCTTTCGCTTTGGGGTACCACAATAAATTAGTCAAAGAGGGGGTTGACC